CCCTGTACCTACGCAAGGACAGGGAATGATGACGCAGCCACCCTCCGTATAGAGGCCCTGCATATAGGGGCGACCTGAATCCAACAGCACCCCAAAGGAGATAAAATGGAAGACGATAAGAAATCTGAAGTTGTAGAAGAAAAAGTTTCCGAAGCAACAGAAGAAATCGCAACACCAAACCCATACAAGAATCCTAATAGGAATTTAATGGACAAGGAAGACGAAAAGACAGCTACTGAAGAATCTAAGGAAGAATCTGACGAGAAAAAACCTAAAGATGAACACCCTGTCGGAGTAGAAGATGCTGTATTTAAGAAGCGTTATGATGACTTAAAACGGCATTACGATGAGACTGTCTCTAAGCATAAAGACGAAGTTCTCAAACTAAAGAAAGAAAGAGAAGCTATTGCATCTAAACCTATCTTTAAAACTAAAGAAGAGTTAGAGGAATGGCGTAAGGATTATCCTGAGATGTATGATTCTGTTATGCAGATTACTTCAGAGGCTACTCTTAAAAATAAGCAAGAAATACAAGAGGAAATGTTGCAATTAAAAAAACAACAGTCTCGACTTGCTAGAGAGAAAGCTGAAGTAGAACTTGCTAAGAAACATCCCGACTTTCAAGATATCAGAGAAAGTTCTGATTTTCATGAGTGGGCATCTTCTCAAGATACTACTGTACAATCTTGGCTCTACGATAATACAGACAATCCAACAGCAGCAGCTACAGCGATTGACTTATACAAATATCATAGAGGTCTTTCTACAAAGAAGGTTTCTTCCGATGCTAAGAAAGAAGCGGCAAAATCTGTTTCTAAAACTAAGCCTAGTGAGAATCCTACTGATAAGAAAACTTGGACTTGGGATGAAATTCGCAAGTTAAAACCAAGTGAGTACGATAAGTTAGAGAAAGAAATCGATATAGCTAATAGAGAAGGTCGAATCAAATAAGAAAAATCATAACAACTTTAAATAACAAACAAAAACAAAAGGAGAAAAACGATGGCATTTACTAAATCAAGTGGATATGCTAACTTACCAAACGGTAACTTTAGCCCAATTATCTACAGCCAAAAAGTCCAAAAGTTTTTCAGAACTGCATCTGTTGTAGAAGGTATTACAAATACTGACTATGCAGGTGAGATTGAAAACTTTGGCGACACTGTAAACATCATTAAAGAACCTACCGTTTCTGTTCAGGCTTACACAAGAGGAGCAGCTGTTAATCCGCAAGACATTAACGATGACCAGCTACAACTCGTTGTTGACCAAGCAAACGCTTTCGCATTTAAAGTTGATGATATTGAGGAAAGACATTCTCACATTAACTTTGAATCAGTTGCAACTTCTTCTGGTGCTTATGCACTTAAAAATGAGTACGATAAGAATGTAATTGCAGCTATGTTTGCAGGTCCAAGTGCAAGTTCACCTGACCATGTAATCGGTTCTGATGGTTCTGGAGTAGACGTAGGTTTTGATAGCAACGAAATTGACCCTGTCGATTTAATTTCAAAACACGCTAGACTATTAAACAAACAGGATGTACCTGAAGAGAACAGATGGTTCTTAGGTTCACCTGAGTTTATGGAGCAACTAGGTCAAACTTCATCAAAACTTATGGATGACACTACTGGAGCAGCTACACCATTGAGAAATGGTAAAGTATACTCTGGTAAGATTATGAACATGGAAGTATATATGACAAATAACTTTGCAGCAAGTTCAACTTCGAACTACTTCAAAGTATTATCTGGACATATGTCTTCTACTGCAACAGCTAATCACATTGCAAAAATCGAAGTTATCAGAGACACTGATTCATTCTCTGATGTCGTTAGAGGCTTACATGTGTTTGGAAGAAAAGTGTTACGTGACGTAGCTCTTGTTGCAGAACACGTCTTAATAGACTAATAGTAGGAGAAAATAGAAAATGACAGCTTATAACAGTAATATTACTTCTACTAACATTTCAGCAAAAATGGGTTCAAGTATCCCAAGAGTTATCTCTGATGTAGTAGATTTTTCATCTACAACAAACGCAAATACAGATACTTTTGATGTACTTCCTGTACCTGCTAACTCATTAGTGTTAGCTGCTGGTGTAGATGTATTAACAGCCGATGGCGCAGGTAACTCAGGTACTGTCGCAGTTGGTGATAGTGTAGACCCAGACCAATATGCCGCTGCTGCAACTGTAGCCGCCGCAGGTCAAATGACTACTCTTGATGCAAACTATGCTTATGCTTCTGCAGATGCAATCAGACTAACAATTGGTACTGGTGCAATTGATGCAAAAGTAAGAGTATGGGCTTGTGTTATGTCTCTAGATGGTGGTGGCACATTAGCCGACACTGATTCACAGACATCAACATTTGCATAATAATGATAATAGGGGGGTTTCAATACCCCCCTTTTTAATATGAAATTTTTTATAGTATTAGTTATATTATTAGCAGAACACACTTCTCCTAAATTATTTGTATTTAGATTTGAAGATTTTTCTGAACAAAATACTTGTGCTAATTATATTAATGACAATAAAGATTATTTAAAAGTGGAAATTGAAAAACAATTCCCAGTAGAAACAATTGAAGAAAGTATGGTTGTATGCATGACACAACCTGAAATAGATAAAATAACAAAAACTTTAGAGGGAAAGCAATGGCAGGAACAACAACATATTTAACTTTAGTTAATGATGTACTTAGAGAACTCAACGAAGTAGAATTAACTTCTGCTTCTTTTAGTGATAGTAGAGGAGTACAAACTGCCGTTAAAGGATTTATAAATAAAGCAGTTAATGATTTATATAATTCTGAAGTAGAATGGCCATGGTTATATGTAGAGGGTTCTCAAGTTACTTATGCAGGACAACAAGAGTATACTTTTCCTACAGCATTTAGAAAAGCAAACTTTAGTTCCTTTCGATTAGTTCCCACACAAAGATTAACAAATCCTACTTTTGATTCTAACATATCTAGTTGGACAACAGTATCAGGCTCACCTTCTTTTACTTCAGATGGTAATGGTAGGCTAAGATTAAATGCTTCTGAGGTAACGCAAAGTATTAGTGTTGTTAAAAATGAAGTACATAAAATATCAGTAAGAGTGTTAGACCCTAGCGAATCAGGGAGTTCTGCCACATTAAAGATTGGTACAACTTCAGGTGGTACACAAATATCTTCTAATACTATTAGTGTTACAGATTACGGCAATGGTAAAATTTATAGTACAGATTTTACACCTACATCTAGCACAATATATATTGGTTTAGCTAATGCAGATTCTACAAATTTAGATATTGATTATATTAGAGTAAGTCTAGGTGAAACTCCTAGTTATTTAAAATATGTTTCTTATGATTCTTTCTTACAAGGTCTATTAGCTTCTGATGCTGTAGTAGATGATTCACAATATGGTAAACCTAGTTATGTTTATAGAACACCTGACACATTAAAATTTGGACTATCTAGAATACCTGATACAGATGCGTATACTATCAAATATGATTATTATAAAACACATGCAGATTTATCAACATCAACAGATACTCTAGACTTACCTGATAGGTTTGCGGATACAGTAGTCAATAGAGCAAAGTATTATCTATATAAATTACGTAATGATGTACCTATGGCTAATATTGCTAATGCTGAATACGAACAAGGTATTAAACGTATGAGAGTAGAAACACTCAATAAACAAGATTATGTTAAAGATACGAGAGTAAATATTAATTCATCTAATAGAACAACAAGCGATACTTCAGTATTAACGGTAATATAATATGGCACAGACACAACCCTTTACAGCTAGTATTGGAGGAGGCCTAGTACTTAATAGAGATGTATTCTCTATGCAACCTGGTGAGGCTTTAGAGTTAACAAACTTTGAACCTGACATTGAGGGTGGATATAAAAAAATATTAGGTACAACAAAGTTTAATGATAACATTGTACCTCAAGTAGCTTCAGCTAGTGAACGTGTTGTCTTTTCTGCAGTATTCAATGATGTCATTTTAGCAGGAAGGGGTGGTAGTATTCATCGTGCATCAAGTGGTTCAGGTTCATGGACTTCTTTGGTTACAGGATTAGGTACACCTACACACAACTATGAGTTTAGAAAATTTAATTTCGATGGTACAGATAAGATTGTTATTTGTTCAGCTACATCAACACCAAGAATAGTAGATACTAGTTATAGTGTTACTAATGTTAATGCAACAGGTAGTGCTAACTTTAAGTTTGTAGAGATATTTAAGAATCATATATTTTTTTCAGGTGATTCTAATAATTCACAATCTATTAAGTTTATGCCACCTTTTGCTACAAATGATTTTACAACAGCTAATGGTGGTGGTGAGATACGAGTAGACTCCCCTATTGTTGGCCTTAAAGTTTTCCGTGAAAATTTATTTATATTCTGTAATGATGAGATATTTAAACTACTAGGAGATTCTTATGCTAACTTTCAATTACAACCTGTCACTAGAAAGATTGGTTGTCGAGACGGTAGAAGTATTCAGGAATTTGCAGGTGATATTATCTTTCTAGGTCCTGATGGATTAAGGACCATTGCAGGTACAGACAGAATTGGTGACGTTGAATTGGGAACTATTTCCAAACAAGTACAAGAAGAAACAGATAAGATTACAACACATAATATTAACTCATTAGTTATTAGAAATAAATCACAGTATAGAATATTCTATCCTACTCGTGATGACCAAAATGAAAACTCCTCAGAAGGATTAATAGCAGTAATCAAGAACAATCCTAATACAGGACAGTTAGGTTTTGAATACTCTAAAACTCAAGGAATTAAAGTATCAAGCTGTGATTCAGATTTTATTAGTGGTGAAGAGACTGTTATATCAGGTGGATATGATGGTTATGTTTATCAACAAGAATCAGGAAATGTATTTACAAGAGTAGCAAGTACATTTACAATTAATGCATTTTTTAGAACACCTGACGTTACAATGGGCGACCCAGGTATTAGAAAAAATATGCAACGAGTTATTTGGAACTATGAGAATGAAGGTAACGTTGACACAAACTTTAAAGTAAGATATGACTTTGACAGTTCTAGTATACCACAACCTTCAGCATATTCTTTATCAACAGGTGCAGGTATTGCTGTTTATGGTTTATCTGTGTCTACCTATGGAACAGCAGTGTATGGTTCATCAGGTGCAAACTTAGTACGACAATCAGTCGAAGGTAGTGGCTTTACGGTGGCACTACGAGTAGAAGAACAATCTACAAATCCACCTATATCATTTAAAGGTTATCAACTAGAATTTATACCCGGAGGTAGAAGATAAATGGGAACAACATATACAAGACAGGAATCAGGTAATATTACTGACGGTTCGGTTATTGAGGCATCGCATCTTAATAATGAATTTAATCAGTTAGAATCTGCATTTGCGTCATCAACAGGTCACAGTCACGATGGCTCTACAGCAGAAGGTGGTTACATACCGCTTATTGCTGATAGTGATGCCAATAATAAAATATCTGTAGATACATCAAGTAATCGCTTTGGTGTATTTGTTGAGGTATCTTCTAATCCTGTAGAACAGTTTCGATTTCAAGATGGTGCTATTGTTCCCGTCACCACTAATGATATTGATTTAGGTACTTCTTCTTTACAATTTAAAGATGCTTTCTTTGATGGAGTAATTACAACAGATAGTTTAGCTTTACCTACAACAACTATTACAGATATTCTCGATGAAGATGGTTTAAACTCAGATAGTGATACAGCTTTAGCTACTCAACAATCTATCAAAGCATATGTTGACGCTCAGGTAACAGCACAAGACTTAGACTTTGAAGCAGATACAGGTGGTGCTTTAAATATTGATTTAGATTCTGAATCCCTAACATTTACAGGTGGTACAGGTATTGATACAAGTGGTAGTGGTAATGCTGTAACTTTTGCAATTGATTCTACCGTAGCTACATTAACAGGTACACAAACTCTAACCAATAAA